GTAGGTATTCTGCTCGCCACATTAGAGTCATGGAAGGTATTGCTACTGAAGTTGCTTACCCTTGCATGGCTTTTAATGGTGATATGGTAATACATTCCGGATCTAACCCATCTGGACAAAATCTTACTGTATACGTGAATTGTATTGTAAATTCATTGTTACTAAGATGTGCGTATTTCCATTTATGGCCTACACAAGACCCCCCCCGCCCCTTTCGGGATGTCGTCGCCATTAGTACTTATGGTGATGACGTAAAGGGATCAGTTCGTGAAGGATATGATTGGTTTAACCATATTTCTTTTTCAAAGTTCTTAGATGAGAGAGATATGGTATTTACCATGCCCGATAAAGAATCAGAACCTACTGAGTATATGTCTGATAAAGATGCTGATTTTCTAAAGCGTCATAATATCTATAATCCTGAAACTAAAATGTTTCATGGAGCTTTAGATGAGGCTTCTATTTTTAAGTCATTACATAGTGTTCTGAAGTCTAAGGTAGTATCTACCACGGACCAGAGTATCTCCAACATTGATGGTGCATTACGTGAGTGGTGGCAGCATGGACGTGAACTTTATGAATTACGCCGCTCTCAAATGCAAGAAGTAGCTAAAAAGCATGATATTTCACATCTTTGTTCAATGTTAGGTGTAACCTATGACGACGGTTTACACAATTTTCGTATGAAATATATTGACAAAGATAAAACTGCTTTCACTACTACTGAAGAAGATACTCCTGAATATGTTGATCAAACATAAACATATTCTTGTCCTTGGATGACATTTAAACTCATCAGACCCCGGAGCTATTCGTGGTATAAGTTTAAAATAGCCGTATGTATTTGATTACTGCAACAATTGGGTTTTGCACATTTTTAATCCAATGTTGGACAGCTTTGCATACGTAGGCATCCTTCCCTAAGGATACCCGTATTTACGGGGGCCTCGCCAGCCAACAAAATGTTGCTGCCCCTAGTGTACTGAGCAGTCCACTTCGAGGTATTAATTAAATAGCTCACTGATAATAATACATATAATAACAGTGGAGAAGGGTCTAGTGCGGACGGACCTGGGTACACTATAAACAAATTAGATCACATGTCCGCACACCAAAATGTGCACTTTGCTGACGGAGACGAAGCATGGTGCTATGAGGTTGACAATGACAGAGATATGACATATAAATTAGCTGGTTTTTCTGATGCTAATTTAGCTCAATTCTTATCTAGACCAATCAAAACGAGATCATATCAATGGACTCCTAGTTCTACATTGTTTGAGTCTTTCAATCCGTGGGACGACTTCTTTAGTCAGTCCGCTGTGAGAGATAAAATTCGCAATTTTAGGAATCTTCGGTGTAATCTCAAGGTCAAGTTTGTCATTAATGGCAACCCCTTTTATTATGGCAGAATAATATGTGCTTATAACCCGTTTTCTTTGAATGATGGTATTACAAGGAATAGGGCTTTTTTCGAACAAGATTTAATTCAACTTTCGCAAAAACCACATATTATGTTAGATCCTACAACATCGCAAGGTGGCGAATTATCATGTCCTTTTATTTGGCATGAAAATTGGGTTGATATAACAGTTGCTAATTGGCATGCATATTTAGGATATGTAGATATGAGAGATTTCTACATATTGCAGCATGCTAATGGCGCAACTGAACCTATTACGATTAATGTTTTCGTATGGGCAGAGGACGTAGAACTTTCCGTCCCAACTCAATTATTAGAACAATCTGGTAAAACTAATGTACCCTTAGATAAATTTGGTTTCCCTATACCATATGTTCCACAATCTAAGTCTAATTCCAAACAGAATAAAAAGAAAGTTAAAAAGTTATCAAATAATACTGATGACTCAACAACTGAATTTAAGTCTGATGGATTAATTAGTAAACCAGCTTCCACCATAGCGAGTGTTGCTAACGCTCTGTCTATGATCCCCGTATTAGCTCCCTATGCTAAGGCTACTTCAATGGTAGCTACGAAAATAGGACAGGTCGCTCGTATATTTGGTTATTCTAGACCTCAAGTTCTTGAAGATACACGTAGTTATGTACCAAGATATTTAGGAAATCTGTGTAATACAGACGCACCGGAAAATTTGGTTAAATTAACTGTAGATTCTAAGAATGAGTTGTCTATAGATACCCGAGTAATGGGATTAGCTGGCCATGATGAGTTGACTATTCATTCAATAGCATCACGACCATCATTTTTCTACCAGTTTGATTGGGCTGAAACTGATGTGTCAGAGTCTATGTTGATGTCTCTTTTGGTTACTCCAATATTCAATACAACTTTGAATACAGGTTCCGTTACAGAATTTCACCCAACGGCTTTAGCGTTTGCTGCTGCGCCCTTTGAGTATTGGCAAG